AGGCGCGTTTCCGACCCCACCTGGCTAGCCGGTCTGACAATTCTGTTTTCCCCATCAAAAAGCCCCGCGATGCGTCAACATCCGGGGCCATGACAACCACTTTCTAGGAGTGACTGTATGAGAAAGCCTACCCTGTCCTGCTCTGGCTGTGAAGCTCCCATGTGGGCAACGAAAGGCTCAAGGACTGATGGCACGCAGTTGTGTCGGGCCTGTCGGAAAGATCGACGCGCAGAGTTCAAGCCTTGCCGGGATTGTGGCGTGGATTTCAAGTGGTCGAAAGAATCCAGGTGCAATCCTTGCCGGTATGAGCGTAATAAGCAGTTGGCTCTTGCCGCCGGTCGAGTTTGCTCAGAGTGCGGACGCCCAGCGATTGCTAAAGGGCTGTGCTCAACACATCATGCCCGCCTGTCACGACTGAAGACGGGCCGCAAGTACCAGAGCTATGCGAAGACTTGTAAGTTTTGCTTAGAAGGCTTTGTCACCACCGGCGCATCGACCGAGTTCTGCTCACTGGAGCACGCTCAACGGCACCGCAACGGTTGGACTGCTTGCACTGCGATGGTTGTTCGTCTCAAGCCTCGCGTCTGGCTTGGCGAGGGCCTGCCAGCGCGTAACGGCGAGCCTTTGGTTGCTGGTCAGTGCGCCCACTGCCCGGCGCATTTCGTTGGGGTGCCAGGTTCCCGCTACTGCTCGGATGAGTGTTCGGCGAGGGCTTCGTGGAAGCGACGGTTTGCGCGACGCGGGGAGTTTGCGATTAGCGCTAAGGTGCGGCAGGCCATTTATGAGCGGGACGGTTGGGTTTGTCAGCTCTGCGAAATACCAGTTGACCCTGAAGCTGCCGTTAATACGCTTTGGTCCGCGACCCTGGATCACATTATCCCGCAGTCACATCAACTTGTGCCCGATCATTCACCCTCGAATCTGAGGCTGGCGCATTTGTGGTGCAACTCAGCTCGCGGCGACGGTTCGAATATGTCAGATGCCGAGTTCCGAAGGCGCGTGCAAATGAAATTCAGCGAGGTCAGTCTAGTCGCATAGGAGGTGCGTCATGGCGCGAGAGTTGAGCCCGTGTGGCACCCTTGCGGCATATCGCCGACATAAGCGAAATGATGAGCCGGTCTGTGACCCATGCGCTGAGGCTAACCGGGCCGACAAGAACGGGCGCAAGGACCAAGAGCGGGAATTGTCCGGCGCCGCATTCACTGCCGCGCTTGAATCTGAGGCTGAAGTGGATGAGCTTGACCCGCTGGCCGAAGCAAAGGATAACCTGCGTATCCTCCGGGCTGCGCTCAGGGCTGACCCGCCGCATAACACTATTGCCGCGTTGACGAAGCGCCGGGATGAGGCGGTGGACCGCATCAGGCAGATCATGGCTGAGACTCCGGAGGTGAGCGCGTTTGACCAGCTTGCTTCAAAGCGGGCGGCGCGTAGGGGCACAGCGGCCGCGGGTTGAGCTTACTCCGCCGGCGAAGATCGCTACTGCCGGGTTTGATGCTATCGAGCTTGCCTCTATTGCTGGGTTGGACCTTGATGAGTGGCAGCAGAACGTTCTTATCGGTTCGCTTGGTGAGGTTCGGGAAGGCCGCTGGGCGTCCTTCGAGGTAGCCGTGGTGGTGCCGCGTCAGAACGGCAAGGGATCCATACTTGAGGCGCGTGAGCTTGCTGGTTTGTTCCTGTTTGATGAGAAGCTCATCATCCATTCCGCTCACGAGTTCAAGACGGCTGCGGAAGCGTTCAACCGCATTCTCGGGCTGATTCAGAACACACCGGACCTTGACGCGCAGGTAGCCAAGGTTACGACGGCGCACGGCTCTGAGGGTATCGAGTTGAAGAACGGGAACCGGCTTAAGTTCATGGCTCGTTCCGCTAATTCAGGTCGAGGATTTTCTGCAGACCTCATAATCCTGGACGAAGCCTACGCTTTGAAGTCGTCCGAGATGGCGGCGATGTTGCCGACCATGGCGGCGAAGTCTATGGATGGCAACCCTCAGATTTGGTACACCTCATCTGCTGGGATGCCTCAATCTGAGGTTCTGGCTAGCGTCCGTGAGCGCGGCATGAACCCTGCTTCCAAGCGGCTCGCCTATTTCGAGTGGTCCGTCGAAGAGAACACGCCTAAAACCTCCGTTGCGGGCTGGTATCAGGCGAACCCTGGGCTTGGGATCCGGATGTCTAAAGACCACGTCCAATCTGAGCTTGAGGCTTTGGACGACGACGAATTTAAGAGGGAGCGCCTCGGGATTTGGGAGCGGATCGGCGGGGAGTCGGTAATCCCTGAATGGGCTTCCGCGCTTGACCCTCTTTCAGAGCGTGGCGAGGTCGTTTCCTTCGCTATCGATGTGCCGCCGTCCCGTGATTCGGCGGTCATCACGGCTGCGAGCTTCCGGGCTGATGGGAAGAAGCACATTGTGGCTATTGACCAGCGGGCGGGCACCTCGTGGGTGTCGTCGGAATTGAAGAGGCTCAAAGAGAAGTTCCAACCTGTCGCTATTGTCGCGGTGGCTGGTTCTGCTGCTGCCTCTCTAGAGGCTGAGTGTAAGCGGGATGGTGTTCGGCTCATGCTCATCAATATGCGCCAGTACGCGGAAGCCTGCGGCCTATTCATGGACGACCTGCGGGCGGACGCAATCCGGCATCGCGGGCAGGAGCACCTAGACGAAGCTGTGGACGCTGCGCGTATGCGGCCTTATGGCGAAACCTTGTTCACCTGGAACCGCAAGGATCCTACCGCCGATATTTCGCCGCTGATCGCGGGCACGCTGGCCAACTTCGGCTTGCAGACGAAGGGTCTGCGTAAAATTTCTGGCACTAAGAGCCGGGGGAAGGTGTTGATTCTGTGATTGACACTCTGGTTGTTCCGGGCCTCTCCGATGACGACAATGCGGCGTTGAATGCTTGCCTTGGTCAGTTGCGTTCGGTGGCGGGTATTAATGAGACGCGCCGGCGGTATTTTGAGTCGAAGCAGCGTGTTCGTCAGCTTGGGATTGCGATTCCGCCGCAGTTGAACACGTTTGAGACTGTCATTGGCTGGCCGTATAAGGCTGTGAAGTCGTTGGCGACTCGGGTGAAGCTTGGCGGGTTTGCTGTTCCTGGTGCGGATTCTGCGGAGTTTGGTATTGACCGGATTTGGGCTGATAACCGACTGGGGATCGAGGCGCATCACGCGCACATGTCAGCTCTGACTTATGGCGTGTCGTTCGTGGCTGTGATGGCCGGCGGGCCCGGTGAGCCTGCGGTTGTTATCCGGGCGTTATCTCCTACTTCGTCTACGGCTTTGTGGGATGCGAATAAGCGGCGCGCTGTGGCTGCGGTTTCTGTGGTTGCTGCTGAGGCTGGTTACCCGACTGAGTTCATCCTGTATCTGGAGGACAAGGTTGTGACGGCCAGGTTTGATAGTGGCCGGTGGGTTGTTGAGGCTACCCCGCACGGCTTGGGTCGTTGCCCTGTTGTGGTGTTGGCGTATGACTCGAGCCCGGAGTATCCGTTCGGCCGTTCGCGGATTACGCAGGGTGTCATGCGGATCACGGATGAGGCAATCCGGACGAGCCTGCGCATGGAGGTTTCGGCGGAGTTCTACAGTTCCCCGCAGCGGTACTTGTTGGGTGCTGACGAGTCGGCGTTTATGAGTGCTGATGGTACGCAGCGGACGGGCTGGGACGCTGTTCTCGGCCGGCTGCTGGCTATCGGCAGGGACGAGGACGGGGAACTTCCTTCTGTTGGGCAGTTCCAGCAAATGTCGATGCAGCCTCACGCTGAAATGTTGCGGACCATCGGCGCGAAGTTCGCCGGCGAGACGAACATCCCTGTGAACGCGCTCGGCATCATCCATGACAACCCCGCTTCTGACGCCGCTATGCACACTGCCTACTTGGATTTGAATGCTGATGCTGAGTCTGCTCATGAGCCGTTTGGTGCGGCGTGGGTTGATGCTATGCGGATGGCTGTTGAGATCACAGAGGGCACGAGCGAGGGCTTGGAGCTGTTGACGACGAAGTGGCGGGATCCTGCGACGCCGACGAAGTCTGCTGCTGCTGATGCTGTGATGAAACTCGTTACGGCGGGCGTGTTGCCGGCTGATTCTGCGGTGACGTTGGAGCAGCTCGGCTTTGACCAGACGACCATTGACCGGATTGTCGCTGACCGGCGGCGCGCTACGGCTGGTGCGCGGATGGACGCGCTTCTTTCTGCTGTGAAGACTCCCGCTCAGGAGGTTGTGGATGTCAATTCAACTTCTGAGGCAGTTCGAGCGGACGAATGACGGCATAGCGGCCCTGGTCGAGCGGGATCTGCAGGATTTCCTGGCATCCTTGAACTTTGACCGGCCCGATTCTGTCCAGTTGTCTTTGTTCGACTTCGTCCCGGCGCTGGTTGCTGAGTATGGGGACGTTGCCGCGACGGTTGCTGCTGACTGGTACGACGAACTGAGGTCGGCGGAGGGTGTCCCTGGGAGTTTCAGGGCTCCGTTGGCGCCCTTGGTGCCTGATGAGCAGGTGAATGCCCGGCTGGGGTACGCCACGCGCCCTACTGGCCCGCTATGGCTGGGTGACAGCGCGACGTTGTCGGCTTTCGTGACCATGATGGCGAATGAGTACGCGCTGCAGCCTGGCCGGGACACGGTGATGCAGGCGGCGCACAAGGATAAGGCCGCATATGGCCGGATCCCCGAGCCTGGCGCTTGCAAGTTCTGCCTGATGCTCGCCTCGCGTGGCTTCGTGTACTCAAAGGACACCGCTGGCGACTCTAAGAAGTTCCACGGTAAATGCCGGTGCAACATCATGCCGGTGTGGGACGAAACAAGGGCCCGCGTCGAGTACGGCTATGACCCTGACGCGCTCTATGACCAGTACCGGGCGTTGAGAGACGCCTCCTAATCTTCCACGGTTCTCCCGTGAAGCGGTACGCGCCCGTCTGCGCGGTCCAGTAGAAACGCCCGCACGGGGCCTAAACGGAAAGGGTGTGGTCGGCATGTCCGAATCCACCGAAGCAACCGCAGGAGCGGGAGAAACAACCGATCAGCAGGCAACCGAGTTCGAGGCGATCACATCGCAAGATGAGTTTGACCGCAGACTTGCTGCCCGACTGGATCGTGAGCGCAAAAAGTTCGCTGATTACGACGAGGTGAAGGCTAAGGCCGCGAAGCTTGCCGAGATCGAGGAAGCGAACAAGACCGAGGCTGAGAAGACTGCCGAGCGTTTGGCTGCCGCTGAGAGGCGAGCGGCTGAGCTTGAGGCTAAGGCTCTCCGCGCTGAGGTTGCCGCCGCTAAGGGTGTCCCTGCCGCGCTGCTGACGGGCAGCACGCAGGAGGAGCTTGAGGCCGCGGCTGACGCGCTTATCGCTTTCCGGGGTGAGCAGAAACCTGCCGGCCCGTCCTCGACTTCGCTTAGTCGAGTGAACCAGAACACTGTGAAGGGTTCGACTGGTGACCAGTTCGCGGACTTCTTCACAACACAACTTTCCTCTTAAGGAGTGAGCCGCTATGGCTGGTATTGACCTGAACCGCACCTCTACTAACGTGGGCGCCCTGCTGCCCCGTGAAATCTCTACCGAAATCTGGAGCACCGCTGTTGAGGAGTCCGTTGTTATGCGGGCTTCTCGCCGCATCAACCTTCCCGCTTCGGGCCTGACGATCCCGATCATCACCGGCGATGCCGAGGCTGATTGGGTTGCTGAGACGGACGAGAAGCCCGTCTCTGATGTGGCTCTCTCGAACAAGTCGATGACTGGCTACAAGCTGGCCGTCATCGAGACGTTCTCTGAGGAGTTCCGCCGCGACCTCCCGGCTCTGTACGCTGAGCTGGCTCGCCGGCTCCCGTCCGCACTGGGCCGCAAGTTCGACCAGACCGTGCTGCATGGCACGGCTCCGGGTTCGAACTTCGATGTGCTTTCGGGTTCCGCCGCTGTAGCGGTTGACGCCACGGACACTGTGGGCGACCTGGTAGGCGCACTCTCGACTGTTGGCGCTGCCGGCGGCGACCTGTCGCACTGGCTGCTGTCCCCGCAGGCTGAGGGCCTCGTGATGACGGCGAAGGATGCTGCCGGTAACTATGCGCTGCTCCGCGACGTGCAGGCCTCCACCGGCGCTATCGGATCCCTGTTCGGCCGCCAGGTTCTCAAGTCCCGCGCCGTGTACGACAACCCGGCCGCGGGTGCTGACACCATCGGCTTCGCCGGCGACTTCGCCAACTCCGCCATCTACGGCGTGGTTGAAGATGTCCGCGTGAAGATCAGCGACACCGCGACCGTGAACAAGGGCGGCACGCAGCTGAACCTGTGGCAGCGGAACATGTTCGCGATCCTCGCTGAGGTTGAGGTCGGTTTCATCGTCCGCGATGGCGCCCACTTCGTTCGTCTGACCGGCGCCACTACCGCGTAATGCTGATGCTCTCCCCCTATTCCCGGAAAGCGGTTGACGTGCCTGATGGGCTTGTTGACCGCTTCCGGGAAG